GAAAGACTGACTTTAACAAGCAATCCAAAGCTAAGGACGGGCTTAACCCGTACTGTAAGGCGTGTGACCGGGCGCAGAACGCCATGAACACCGCTAAGAAGCCTTGGCACACTGCCTGTAGAAATGCGGCCACCCGCTCACGTAAGGCGAATGTACCCTTTGCAATAACCCCAGAATACCTAAAGTCCCTCTGGACTGGGGTTTGCCCTGTCTTCCAAACAGTATTGCACCTCCCTCACCAGCGGAACCTGCCACGAGGACACGCACTACATTCCAAGGAAGTCCCCTCTTTGGATCGAATCATTCCCTCTAAAGGGTATGTCCCCGGAAACGTAGTATGGATTAGCGCCTACGCTAACCTGCTCAAAAATACCGCAAACGCTGATGAAATCCTAGCAGTAGGACATTGGTTGAAAGGAGTAGAAGACAATGGCTGATATCGTACTCATCGATGCCGACATTACAGCCTACCAAGTCTGCACACAGATGGAGACCGAGTGGGATTGGGGTGACGACGTGTGGACCCTCCACTCAGATTTTAGTCACGTCCAGCTCGCCTTTGACGCGGCCATCCACGCTATCTCGGAGGCCACAGAGGCCGACATTGCAGTGTTAGCCTTCACCAGCCCCAACAACTTCCGCACGAGCATCCTACCCACCTACAAGGGTAACCGCTCTGGCACCCGCAAGCCCATGCACCTAGCTCGGCTACGCGATTGGGCAAAGACAAACTTCGACGTGCGTATGATCGATGGCCTTGAGGGTGACGACGTGTTGGGCATCTTAGCCTCAGCCGATAGTTCCACCTTCATCTACTCCGCAGACAAAGACATGAAGACACTCCCGGCTCGCCTGTGGAGTAATAGCGAACGCTTTGTGTACACGAACGTAGAGGACGTGGCCGACTGGTGGTTCATGCAACAGACGCTCACGGGCGACACCACGGATAACTACAAAGGTTGTCCCGGAGTTGGCCCCAAGAGAGCGCAGGACATTCTAGGCGAAGCAGGCCTAGCCCCCATCGAAGTACTGTGGTCCAGGGTGGTTGCCGCTTATGAGAAAGCAGGTCTCACTGAAGACGACGCACTCGTACAGGCACGCTGCGCCCGTATTCTTCGCAATACTGATTATGACACAGAGAAACAGGAGGTTATTCTATGGACGCCACCAAAATTAAAGTAGGTGACACGATTCACCTGCGGAATGGAGATGTTAAGACCGTCACTGACGTCGAACATCGAGACGACGCTACGTTCCCTGTTTACGTGGGTTGGAACAGTGATTGTGAGACCTACACCCCAGAGTGTAATGTATGGGTAACCGCTGCCGACGAAGGTGAGGCCAAGTACGACCCCCTCGACATCCTAGAGATCATCCCTGCGGAGACCTCTGAGAAACCCCTCGAGGAGGATATCGTCGTTAAGCCTGCGCATTACACTCAGTTCGAGATTGAACCCATCACTTTCATCATGAAAAACCGCCTCACTTTTGAGATCGGTAATATCATCAAGTACGCCTGTCGGGCTGGCTCCAAGATTTACCCAGATCAGGATTATCGCGCCTCTCGGATAACCGACCTGCAGAAGGTCCAGCGCTATGCCGAAATGGAGATCAACCGATTGAAGGGAGGGGATATTCTATGATGGAGATGCTAAAGATTGCCGCGTTGTTTGGGCTTATCGCCCCCTTCGTGATCGTTGGGGTCGGGGTCGTACTCGGCCTCACTCTCGCAATCACTCAGACAATGCTTGGGATGGTCCTCGGAATGATCGATCTTTTTCACCCGAACTCGGAGGAGTAATGTCGATGACAGCTAACCAACTAAACCCTAACGGTACTCCTCAGACCTCACGCTGGTACGACCAAGTGCGGGCCTTTACGGAGGCTATGGGTCAGCCTGTGGACCTCCCACTCAATGCCTTAGAAAAAGCAGCCATGCCCTGTATCTTGGAAGACGGAACGGTCGATTTTTCGTTATGGGACTCAATCGCCAAAGAAAAGGATATTGACGAAGGGCTGCTTAAGCTTCTGGCTGACCAAGCCACGCTACGTTTTAATCTTATCGATGAGGAACTATACGAAGTCCGAAACGCGCCCTCCAACGAAGAGATGACCAAAGAACTAGCGGACCTCCTCTATGTAACTATTGGTTTCGCAGTGACCTTCGGACTTCCCATTGTGGAAGTATTCGAGCGGGTCCACCAGAGCAACATGAGTAAGCTAGGGGACGACGGCAAGCCTATCTACCGAGAAGATGGCAAGGTCATGAAAGGCCCTAACTATAAACCCCCAGCACTGGGAGACCTGTTCTAATAATGGATAGCAAGAGAATTTCAATCCTCGTTGTACTCGTCGGCCTCGTAGCTTTCCTAGCGACCAACGCGATGTTAACTGCACGGGATACCCAAGTACAGGCCAGTCCTGATATTACCAGCTACGATCTAACCAGTAGCGACGCGAAATAAATTTCGATGTAGCACCTAAAGGGCGTCCCAAGTGGCGTCCTTTAAGGCAACCTTAGGATACAACATGTCATTCAAAGACACTCGGGCCGAACTGGTCCACAGACGCACGTACTCGCGCCCTATCAACGAAGAGAAGATGCTCTTCGAAACCCTAGAGCAGACCACGCAGCGAATCATCAACCACCAACAGTGGCTATGGGAGCGAGCGCTAGGTCGCCCGGTTAACCTCCAAGAGCAGGAGGAATTGGATAACCTATATGATATCTTCTACAACCTCGAAGCTTCTCCCAGCGGACGTACTCGCTGGTTAGGTGGAACAGACATTGCGAAGACCCGCGAGGCCTCCCAATTTAACTGCTCGTTTAATACCCAGCGAACTCCAAGCGATGTTGTTGACAGCTTCTGGCTGCTCCTACAGGGCTGCGGAGTGGGTTTCAAACCCGAGGTTGGTGTACTGCGGGGATTTCACCGAAAGGTCCGCGTGACCACTAGGCGATCCGAGCGGAAGGAGAAAGGTGGGCGATCCACGACACTCTTGATGAACCCTATCAAGGGTCACTACATCCTCTCAGTAGGTGATAGTGCCGAGGCGTGGGCTAAATCAATCGGTAAACTACTGACCCTCCCCGCCGACGCTACGCACCTTATGTTTGACTACTCCGAGATTCGACCGGGCGGTAAGCGCCTCTCCGGTTACGGATGGATTAGCTCCGGCGATGCTACCTTGGCCGATGCCTTCGAGAAGATTGCGGGCATCCTGAACGATCGCCAAGGCAACCTATTGACAGAGTTGGATATCCTCGACCTGCTGAACCTGCTGGGGACTACCCTGTCCTCCCGGCGCTCCGCTGAAATCGCTCTGCTGGATATCGACAATGAGATGGCTCATGAGTTCATCGAGGCAAAGAAGGATCATTGGATCGATCGCCCATGGCGGGGTCAATCTAACAACTCTGTGATCTTCTGGAAGGAACCCTCACAGCTAGAACTCGAAGGTATCTTCGCCAAGATGGTTGAGGCTGGTGGTTCAGAGCCGGGCTTCATCAACGGTGCTGCCGCTAAGAAGCGAGCGCCATGGTTCAAAGGTGTGAACCCCTGCGCGGAAATCCTTCTGGGCGATACCTCATTCTGTAACCTCGTGGAGATCGACCTTTCGAAGTTCGGCAAGATGAACCCAAAGATCATTCGGACGGTACGACTGGTTGCCCGTGCAAACTACCGCCAGACCTGCGTATCGTTTAAGGACGGTGTACTGCAGCCGGGCTGGCATGAGAGTAACGACTACCTACGCCTCATGGGTGTGGGGATCACAGGGATCGCTGCGGCTAACCCTAGTGCTGAGTACCTACAGATCATCCGTGCGACTGCTCATGATGCTGCCCGCGAGATGGCTGATGAGCTGGGCCTTCCGTATGCCAAGGCTGTCACCACGGTTAAACCTAGCGGCACTCTCTCGAAGGTCATGAGTACAACTGAGGGCGTACACAAACCTCTCGGTAAGTACCTGATAAATAACGTAAAGTTCAGCATCAACGACCCTCTGGTTCCCCGCTTGAAGGACGCTGGCTATCGACACTTTGCAGACCCCTATGCCCCTGCCGAGGCGATCATCTTCTCGTTCCCCGTATGTTGGGACACGGTGGAGTTCGATAAGGTAGACGGCAAAGAGGTGAACCTTGAGACCGCTGTCAATCAGTTGGATAGCTACAAGATGCTCATGGACAACTACGTGGACCACAACTGTTCGGTGACGATCAGCTACGATCCGTCAGAAGTCAAAGAGATCATCGAGTGGCTACTGGAGAACTGGGACACCTACGTGGGTGTATCTTGGATTTTCCGCAACGACCCCACGAAGACGGCCAAAGACCTTGGCTATCCGTACCTCCCGCAGGAGGTGATCACCCAAGAGGAATATGAGGATTACGTGGCGGAGCTTAGCGACGTCGATCTGTCCTCTACCGACCTCATGGATGAACTTGATGACCCGGATTGCGCCACAGGTGCCTGTCCAGTTAGATAAATTCCCGGTAATGTGGAGAAAACCCATGGTTAAACAACCAGTTATCTCAAAAGATTTAATCGCGTACCTCGACCAAATATTTCCGATCATCGTCCCAGACGAAGCGATATCTGACCTTCACCGGATGAATGTAGTGATCGGTCATAGGCAAGTCTTGGACCATCTACGCGCTGTTAATGCACAACAAGAGGAAGACTCATATGTGTAACATCATGGCCGCTGTAGGTGGTATCGCACTCCTAGCTTTGCTTGGGGGTAATAAGAAGAAGAAGGAGCCGGAAGCTGCTCCCATGCTTCCTCAAATTCAGACGAAGTACAGCTCGGAAGCGAAGTCGCAAGCTAACATCAACCAAGGCCTCGCTTCGGACGCCTCTAGTGGTATTAGCACTTCGAGCGAAATCACTTCGTCTAAAGGAGCGTCTCCATCTGGTGGTAGTAATTATCGAAACCAGTTGAGTATTCCCTCAGTAGGGGGATCAAAGATCGGGTCGAAGCTACCAACTATTGGTGGCCTCGGCAGACAGAAGCCTGTGAATTTCTAGAGTGGAGAACCATATCACACTGGCTGGTTCTTATGGTATGCTGCAAGGCCCAAGGGATATATACTTGGGTCGAGCGCGTGAGGCAGCGGGTCTCACCATTCCTTCCTTGATGATGCAGGAAGGCTCCACGTCAGATACTCGTATTCACACGCCATATCAGTCTATTGGTTCGCGAGGGGTTAATAACCTCGCAGCCAAACTGATGATGGCTCTGTTTCCACCTAACACGCCGTTCTTTAAGCTAGGCGTCGATGACTTTACCTTGTTGGACCTCACGGGTGGTGACCCTACCCAGCGAGCGGCTGTAGATGAAAGCCTGCACACGATTGAACGTGCGGTCATCTCAGAGCTTGAAGGTGAGGGTATGCGTAACTCTCTACACGAGAGCCTGCGCCACCTGATCGTCACCGGGAACTACCTGCTGGTTCTTCCCAAGGACGGCAACTTGAAGGGCTACGGCCTCGACAAATTCGTTGTCTCACGTGACCCTCAGGGTCGCCTCAAGAAGGTATTGATCAAAGAACAGTTCTCCCCCGAGACCATGGACCCCGGCGTCCTACAGTCAGTGGGTTGGACTAATGAGTATGAAGCCCGTCCCTCCGGTTCCAATAAGAACGTGGACGTGTACACCTGCTACAAACTGCAGACCGAAGAAGGTAAGCAGCCACGCTGGGTGACATACCAAGAGATCAACGACGTGCTAGTCCCCGGCTCCGAAGGTAGCTACCCAAAAGATAGTCCCCCACTGATGGCCCTCCGCTGGACTGCTGTTACTGGTGAGAACTATGGACGGTCGCACGTGGAAGAACTCTATGGTGACCTCATGTCACTAGAGGCACTCCATAAGGCAATCCTAGATGCCTCTGCGGCTTCTGCACGTACACTCGTCATGGTGAACGCCAACAGTATGACCAACAAGGACCAAGTGGCTAAGGCCGCTAATGGTGCGGTCATTACTGGTAAGGCTTCCGACGTAGAGTTCCTGCAGGTGAACAAGGCGTCTGACCTCCGGGTTGCCGAAGCTACAGCCAATAAGATCGAGCAGCGTCTCGCAGCAGCTTTCATTATGGAGAGCGCCGCAACACGTAATGCTGAGCGGGTGACCGCCGAAGAAATCCGCCTGTTGTCCTCCATGTTGGAGAACGCTTTGGGTGGTGTGTACTCGGTACTGTCATCCGAACTTCAACAACCTCTGGTTAACCGCTTGATGTCCCGCATGCAGAAGCAGAAGAAGCTTCCGCAACTTCCTGAGGGTGTCGTTAAGCCATCCATCGTCACAGGCCTTGAGGCTCTGGGGCGTGGCCACGACCTCACGAAGTACGGCCAGATGATGCAAATGTTGATCCCTCTGGGACCAGAAGCACTCGCCATGGTGAACGTCGGAGACCTCATCAAGCGCCTAGCAACATCCCTCGGCATCGATGCTGACGGCCTGATCAAAACCCCTGAACAGATTCAGGCGGAACAACAGCAGGCTATGGAAGCACAAATGAGCCAAATGGTCATGTCCGAAGGTTTGGGCGCAATGCGCGACCAATCAAAACAACCAGATCAACCTAGTGAGTAAAACCTAAATGGGTGAAGTAATTACTAACACCATCGACACGAGTGCAGAGTCAGTGGGAAAAACCCCTGACCAACTCGTGCAGGAAGCCCACGACTCTGCGGCGGCTGAACAGGTCGCTGCGGAGCGTCCTGAGTGGCTCCCGGAGAAGTTCAAGTCTCCAGAAGATATGGCCCAG